CAGGGGCTACTATTCCAGCCTGGACTAATTAACGACCTAGTAAGCAAGCGACCAAACGAGGCCTACAATAGCTACGATTTCCGTAAGGCTATGTTAACGCAGCTTTTGCTGCGCGGTAACGCTTACGTACTGCCGGTACGTAGCGGTAATAACCTAGCCGGCCTAGAGCTTATAGATACCGAACTGGTAACAGTTGATACTACCAGCGGCGAACTGATCTACCAGCTGCACCTACGCAACGGTATTAACCTACGCCTAAACCCTAACCAGCTTATTCACCTTAAGTACTGGTCCTTTGACGGCATTAACGGAGTTAGCCCGATAGTTTACGCCAAAGAAATAATCGGTACATCAATGGCCGCAACTGCCCACATGGGCGGGTTTTATGGTAACGGGGGTATGCCTAAAGGCATTTTACAAATTCAAGGCACTATTAGGGACGCGGACCGCGTTAAGCAAATAGGCCGACAGTTCGACGAACTGAACAAGGAGTACAAGGGGCGGACCGCTGTTTTAACTGAGGGGGCAGAGTACAAGCCGGTAGCTGCGAACTTTCAAGAGTCGCAGTTAATTGAGAGCTTACGTTTTAGTGTTGAAGAAATATGCCGCCTTTACAGCGTCCCCCCGCACAAAATTGGCCACATGGACGGCGCAGGCTATGCAAATAGCATTGAGGCGCAAAACGCGCAGTTTGTCAGCGACTGCATCCGTCCTTTAATTGAGGTAATCGAAATGGAGTTTACCAACAAGCTACTAAGCGGTAACCGTGTATTTCAGCTGGACCTCAAGGCCCTTATGCGTGGCGACATCACAACTGAGGTACAACGTAACGTGAGTTACTGGAACATTGGCGTAATGAGCGCCAACGAAATACGCCGCATTGAAGGTCTAGCACCTATCGAAGGCGGCGACGTATATAACAAGCCTATGCACATGGGCAGCAACGAACAGCAAAATGGAGAAGGAGTACAGGAGCCGGACAATACCAGCGACGGAGAATAATACCATAGAAGGCTACGCCCTTAATTGGAACGAGTACGATATGGGTTCCTTTATGGAGCGCATAGACGTTAACGCGCTAGGCGAGTTAAGGGACTACGACGTACACGCCCTTTACAACCACGACTACGACCGCGTGCTAGCTAGGTCCAAGTACGGCGAAGGCACCCTAAGCCTAGAGCAAGACCAAGAGGGCTTAAAGTTCCGCTTTGACTTGCCCGATACGTCAACTGGTAACGAGGTACGCACGCTAGTAGGTCGCGGCGACGTAGATCAAGCAAGCTGGGCTTTTACTGTTAAGCAGGAGCGCTGGGAAAATGTACGCAGCGAAAAGCCCACACGAGTTATAGAAAAAATTGGCGAAATGTACGACATTAGCCTAACCCCGCGAGGGGCTAACCCCACTACGTCCGTAGCATTACGGTCGCTAGAAAAGGCCTTACAAGAGGCAGAACCTGAACAATTAACCCAAAACCCCGAAACCGTGGAAAATCACGAAAACGAGGCAGAAACAAGAGCTAACACTTTTGTAGATGCATCAGCTGTACAAGGTCAGCTTTCAAAGAGCGAAGCTCGCAACCTTGGAAAATTCAACATCATTAAGGCTATCAACGAAGCCCGCAATGGTAAACTTACTGGCGTAGAAGCCGAAGTAAACCAGGAAGGCTTAAGCGAAAAGCGCAGGCTCGGAGTTGACGCTCGCGACATGCACGCTATCAACATGCCCGAAATGCTGTTTACCCGTACGCAGTCAGTTACTGGCGGAACCGGTGGAAACCTTGGCGGCGACTTGGTATTTACCGAGCCAGGCCGTTACATTGACTTCTTGTACCCTAACACACCTACGCTTGGCCTTTGCTCAATCGCAGAGAACTTGGTAGGTAACATCGACTTCCCTAAGCAAACGTCTAGCTACACGCTAAACTGGCAGACTGAAACTGGAACCGATACCGTCCAAGACATCAACTTTGATAAAGTTACTATGTCGCCTAAGCGTGCCGTAATTTCTGCGTCCATGTCAAACCAACTGCTTCGCCAAGAGTACAGCCGTGGAATTGAGCAGCGCGTTATTCAGCAGCTTAACCTTTCTTTCAACAAAGGCCTAGAGAACGCTGTACTTAACGGTACTGGATCATCTAACCAGCCTAGCGGTATCTACACTGAGCTAGCAGCGCAGGCTTTGGCCCTAGGTGCTATCACTTTCGACGACCTAGTAGACATGGAAGCTGCACTAGCTGCCAACGACGCACTAGCCGGTAACCTTGCTTACGTTACTCACCCGAACGTAGTAGCTAAGTTGAAAAAGACCAAAGTAGACGCCGGTAGCGGACGCTTCCTAGTTGAAGGCATGCTTGATCCCGTCAAGACTGCAAACGGTTACAATATCTTTAATACCACGGTTTCTAAAAAGACCACTGGTACTCCCGATACCTACGGCTTACTTTTCGGTAATTTCGCAGACGTTCAAATCGGATTTTGGGGCGGTGCTACTTTAATGGTAGACCCTTACAGCCAAATGAAGTCCTCAATCGTGGAAATCTACGTAGAGCGCTTTATGGACGTAGCCGTATTGCGTAACGCTTCTTTTGCTCTAGCAACTGACGTAACTATCTAAACAAATGGTAACGGTTAGCAGCTATACTCCGATTACGGTAAACCTTACCGAAGTCAAGGCCTTTTGCCGTGTAGACGGTAGCGCAGACGACGCGCTACTAACTATGCTTTTCAGCGCAGCGGTCGAGGAATTTAACAGCTACACCGGCTACCGTTTAGGTACAACAACTGTAACAGTGGACACCTGGGGGCAGGAGCAATACGCCCTACCCCTAGGCCCCGTTACGGCTATTACTAGTGTAACGGCATACGACGACGAAGGCACCGCAACGGTCCAAGTTTTATACACCGATTACACCTATGTTAATACGACCCTTACGCTAAAGGAAACCCCGGAGCGTATGGTGATAGTTTATACGTGCGGCGACACTAACCCACCCGCAGACATTAAACACGCGCTGTACCAGCGCATTAAATTTGGGTACGACTACGGCGACGACTTGCCGTACAATTCAAACCGCTTTTTTGACCGCCTAGCGTTCCGCTACCGCCAAAACTTTAGCTGATGCTAGACCTGCGCGTTACGCTTTACCAGCCGACTACGGCCACAAATAACAGCGGCCAGGTAACAAAGACCTGGACCAGCGCAGGCTCATTTTACGCCGAGCGCATAGTACCAGGCGCAACCGGTACGGAAACCATGCCGTACGACCAAATTCAAAGCGCCACCAGCATTACCTGGCGTTTACGCTACCCCAACAGCGTGGCAGCAAAATGGAAGCTAACCTACAACGCCGAGGACTACGACATAGTAAGCGTAGCGCCCGAAGGCCGCCGCCGTTTTTTGCTAGTCAAAACAACCCTGCGCGACAATGGGACGGGGTAACACTATTTACCTAAAAAGCGAAAGCGGCAGAGTGGAAAGCTTCGACCAGTTCCGGCAGAACCTAAAGAAATTAGGCACGTCGGAAACTTTGCGTTTTAGGGAGCTTCGGAACGTCTTAAAGACCGAAGTACGTCCGCTAGTGGAAAGGGCCCGCAAAGAGGCTTACAATGAGTTACAAGGCAAAGCGGGGTACAAGGCACGCGGCGTAAAGGATGCCAACAAAAAAACAAACGGAGCATTTTACAACCTTTACAAAACCATAGACGTATTCGCCAACAAAGGAACCGTTAAGGCTTACGTAGTAGTCGGCATACGCTCAAGCAAAAAAAAGGGAGCATACTACGCCCCCTGGCAGCTATTCGGCGGAACTGCAAAGAATTTTACGCCAAAGGAATTTTTTGACAAAGCGCTACAAGGTAGCGACGTGCCCCGCAAGGCAGCGGAAAAAATTAGTAACTTTGTACAGAAGCGCATCAAAGCGCACTTGAGGTGAACTATTTGCAGTACATACATGAAGCAGTCCAAGCGTCCACAAGTACGCCGGTCTATTCATTGGCAGCACCGCAAGCAGAAACGGGCGACTTTATCGTAATAAACCTTAACGGCATAGCGGTAACCGAAACTAAGGACCAGTACGTAGCCGAGCGCGTAGCAGCTACTTTATTCATGCACTACGCCAGTGCAGACGAAGCACAAAACGAACTGACCGAAATACGCCACAATTTGCAGCATTACCCCCGCGTTATGCCTTTGTACTTACAATACGTGAACCAAGACAGCGGAAGCATTGAGGGCGTGCAGTGCGCAGCGGATGCCATAGGCGTAGCGGCAGAACAAACCTTTACCATAGCCTACATGGAAAATATGCAGGCATTTTACAATGAACAGCAGGAAAGTATTATACTGGCTGCGGATTTCACCTTTCTAATAAACTATTAAACATGAGCAACATAAGCGGCGGAGAAGTTCGCCTTTTTTTAAGCGCAGACGGCGGAACGACCTACAAGGCGTTCGCAGCCGAAACGGAGTGCAGCATTGAGCTGAACGCCGATACCCGCGAAACTACCAGCAAGGACATTGCAGTATTTCGCTCTTACGTAACCAGCGCTAAGTCTTGGACTATTAGCGGTAGCAGCATCCTAGGCGACGACGACGCAGCAAAGTGGAACGTAGACGAACTATACGCCAAAGTAGGCGACCTAGTTAAAATTCGCATTACCCAAGTTGCAGCTGGTACGGTTACCCCCGTAACTGGTGAAACCAAAGTAGAGGGCGATGCTATTCTTTCGCAGCTTTCAGTTAGCGCACCGGACAAAGACAACGGAACGGTAAGCTTTACGCTTAACGGTACTGGAGCATTTGCAGTAGGCGTAAACGCATAAGCCATGGAAGGGAAAAAGTTCACGCTGGGGGCAGCATTACTATTCGAGGAAGTAACGGGTAAAAGCGTTACGAATATGGGTAACCTAGGCCTGGCAGACATGCTAGGTATGCTATACGCTCAAGAGTTTTGGGATATGGCAGACCGGCCAAGCTTTGACGAGTTCAAGGCTATGGCAGGGGCTTGGGACATTACCGAACTAACCCAGCGGCTTAACGGCCCTTTTTCCCAGCCGGCGGCCCAGTAGACGTACTAGGTCAGCTGGTGGGTCGCCTAGGTATTGCACCTAGCGAAGCGAAGACGTTAACACTGGAACAATTAGAGGCCGTGTTTAGGCACGCCTTGGAACGGGAAAAGGACGAGTGGCGCAGGCAGCGATGGCTAGCCGCCGTGCTGGTAAACATAAGCGGGAAGTCGGTAAAGAAAGCAATTTTAGAAACCGACCTACTAGCGTTTGAAGATGAGAAAAAAGAAAGCAGCCTAAGGGCATTATTAAGAAGCTATGGACGTAACCAGTAAAGTATTATTAGGCTTAGATGCAGACGGCTTCCGCCGTGGCATACAGCAAGTAGACGCTAAACTTAAGGAAACGTCTAAGCTCATGGGTAACCTTGGGCAGTTAATCGGCGCAAGTTTTGCCGTAAGCCAAATACAAGCTTTCACCAGCGAGGCCATCCAGCTAGGCTCGCAGCTTCAAACCGTGGGCAAAGGCTTTGAAAGGTTTGGCGATGCAGCGACGCTCGCGGAGCTTCGCAAATCTACACGCGGACTGGTAACGGACTTGGACCTTATGAAGGCAGCGGTAACTGCCGGAAACTTTGGTATACCGATTGAAAAGTTAGGCGGGCTATTGGAGTTTGCCAAACGCCGAGCGCAGGAAACCGGGCAGAGCGTGGACTACCTGGTAGAATCCATTGTAATGGGTATAGGTCGTAAGTCGCCGCTAATCCTGGATAACTTGGGCATAAGCACCACCCGACTAAAAGAAAAGTTCCAGGGCGCAGCGCTAGAAGCCCAAAGCATAGCAGACGTAGCAGCCGCCGTAGGGGACATTGCTACCGAGGAACTGGGCAAGATGGGTGGCGCGGTAGATACAGCGGCAGACAAAATGGTCCGCTTGAGTACTAGCTGGTCCAACTTTAAGGCATCCTTTGGGCAAGCCGTAGCGCCAGCAGCGGCAGCTGTTTTGCAGTTTGCCACGGACCAGCTCACGCAAATGCAAATTAAATTCCAGCTACTTAAGCGGGAGTTCACGAGCGCCAAGCCCAGCGACAAAATACGCAGCCAGTCTACCGGCGCGGGCGGTTCGGCTCCGGGCGCAGTGGAGCAGTCGGTGAGGACCTTAGAAAGCCTACGCGAAAAGCTAAAGGAATTAGAAGCACAGTACCAAACCACGGAAATAGGTACTGCCGCGTTTCGTGCTTTGGCAAAAGCCATTGAGCGCGCCAACTACGAGCTAGGACGAGCCAGTGGCGAAATATGGAACGGAGCCAAGCAAACCACAATAGAGCTGGATGCTAAAGGAATTAAACCCCTAACCCACAGCCTAGCCTCGCAGAACATGGTCCTAAAGTCTAGCGTAATACCAACCTACGACGAATGGGGTAGAATGATTGCAGGAGCAAAGGCACAGCTGAAGCTTTTAGAGGAACAGTTAAGCTCAGCTACGGCCTTTGGAGCAATGTTTGGCAGCGTTTTAACTGGAGCCTTTGACGCAGCAATGGTAAACGGTACATCCTTTTTTGACGAAATAGGCAAGGCTATACAAAACTTTGTACAGCAGCTCGCGGTAGCCCTTGCAACCACGGCAGCGCTAGCGGTATTGTTTAGCGCTATTACCGGCACGCCACTAGGCGTATCTTTTAAAGGAATTTCAAAGGCCACGGGCTTGGGTGGTTTCTTTGGCGAGGACGGCATGTTTAATATGAATGCCAGGGTAAGCGGGCAAGACCTTTTACTAGGTACCCAGCGAGCCGGCGACTTTAGAGGCCTTACAAACTAATGGCTAAACAGCGTTTTGCTTGGTCCTACTCCAAGGGTTATACTGTTAAGATTTTCGCAGACACGGACCAGGCTAGCTATTTGCCTTTTGAGTTTGAAACGTCTAGCTGGGAGGTCCGCTACGATACGCAGGACGCATACCAGCCCGGCATAGTAGGCAGTTTATTGTCGGTGCAGGCCGTGCTTACCACTTTTCCCTTTGCACAAGCTTTGGAGCAAGTGGCTAAGGATAGCGACGGAATTTTCTATATGGAGCTTTGGCAGGGCCTTAGCAAAGAATGGGCTGGAGCAATTACACCAAGCGCCTGCACTATTGAAGTAATTAACGGCGCGCGCTTTATGAAAATAGTGGCGGCAGACAACTTTTACAAGCTGGACCTACCTACGTCCATGTACACCTTTGCAGGGAACAAAAGAATTATTTTGCAAATAGCGGACATTTTCACGCGCTTGGACTTGCATAGGATTTTCGACGGTATAGCAGTAAGCGAAACCACACGACAGCTAGGCGAAACTTTCCCTTACCAGTTTGACGGATTATATAATACGCTGACAAAACACGCGCTATTTTATTACGACGAGAATTTCGCTTACCGTACCTACCGAGAAATACTAACGGATTTTTGTACAATTTTTGGAATGCGTCTATACCAGGACAAAGGCTTTTTAGTGTTCCAGGACTTAACAAGGGTAAACGACCCCACGTTTAGCTTTTACAGTATGGCGGGTTCCTTTATTATTCGTCGAGCTTTTACCACTAGCACAACCTTGCCGGTCCTGGCGGGTGGTACTAAAATGTTTTTACCAGCGGTAAAGCAACTAGACATAACGCTAGAGTATGGCAGCACACAATTTGCTAAACAGCCCTTGCTGCGCTGGGTGCGCCATACGGTAATTACGGGCACCGGAGCAAACCCAGTGTATACCGTATCGGACGGCATACCGCTGGCGACATACACGGGGGACGGCACTACACACTTTAGGTTTGTTACCGGGCAAATGCAAACGACGGCCAGCTACCCGCAGGGCTATGACAGCCATTACACCATACAGTTTAGACTTTATTTAGTCTACGGCACAGTTAGCGCTGGTTCTAGCGGGTGGGCTGTAAATAATTATCTTACTTTTAATACTAGCGGAATAATAAACCATGCGGTAGCGCCAGGGTTTGAAATTGTAAACCACTCTTTGAGCAATTTCAACCTAGCCACTACGCCTGCACTTGGACGGGACCAGGTTTGGATATATTTAGAAGCTGTGCAAACGGCTGGCGACCCTTTAACGCTGAGTACTTACCCTTTGATGAAATACGACATTACACTTGTCGGCACCGGTCAAACGGAAACCACATTTAGGGCAGACAACAGCTCACGCATACTAGGGCAAAAATTACAATTACGCTCACGCCTGGGGGACATAGCAGACGGCGGACCAAGCCAGCAAGCGTTACTATACCCGGCCGGTAATAACATAGACGACTGGCTAGAGTTTCGTTTTGACGGCGGCACGCAGGTAAGCACCGCGAACGCGCTTTTACAAATCACAGCGCAGCGTTTGTGCATGCAGCGAGCGCAGCCCCAGGAGTATTACGAAATAGACATGCACGGCACGGGACGCTTTACTCATTTTGGCTATTGGGGTAATAGCTATTATATACCTATTTCCTTTAGCTACACTTGGGACAGTTGCCGTGCCACTTACGCGCAATTCTTTAGCTACGACTTGGTCCCAAGCCTTTTACTGGTTAAAAAGCCAACCTTTGAACTAGAAGCGTAATGCAGCAAACCTATTATTTTCCTTACAATTTAGCGTATTACGCTTACGTTTACGGCGACGGCGGA